GACAACACCGGCGGCGCCAACGGCGCCATCTCGGTGCAGGTCAAGCGCGGCACCTTCAAGTACGGCAACTCGTCTGCCGGCGATCTGATCGCCCAGGCCGACGTCGGTGCCGACTGCTACATCGTCGACGACCAGACGGTCGCCAAAACCAACGGCTCCAGCACCCGTTCCGTCGCCGGCAAGATCATCGCCGTCGATGCGGATGGCGTCTGGGTCAAGATCGGTCAATAAGGAGTCACCATGCAAATTACCGCCCCCGTATTGCTGGCCCTGCAACAGGGTTTCAATGCTGCCTTCCTGCAAGGTCTTGGCTCCGTCAAGCCCTCGCTCGACCTGGTCGCCATGCGCGTTCCTTCGACGGCCGATACCGAGAATTACGGCTGGATGAAGGATCTGCCGGGTATGCGCGAATGGGTTGGCCAGCGCCAGATCAATAACCTGGAATCGAGCCCCGCGCAGCTCAAGAACAAGACCTACGAGCACACTATCGGCGTCAAGCGCGAAGCCATCGAAGACGACAAGCTCGGCATCTACACGCCGATGCTGTCGATGCAGGGTGAGGTCGTTGCCCGCCATCCGGACGAACTGGTCTGGGGGCTGCTGCCGCAGGGCTTCTCGACGCTGGGCTTCGACGGTCAGTATTTCTTCGATACCGATCACGTCGGCTACACCGCTGCGGGCGCCGAAACCGCCTACAGCAACACCGGCGGCGGTGCGGGTGCTCCCTGGTTCCTGATGGACCTCTCGCGCGCCTTCATGAAGCCCCTGATCTTCCAGGAGCGCAAGAAGGCCGAATTCGTGTCGCTGACCCGTCCGGATTCCGAGTACGTGTTCATGCACAAGGAGTTCCTCTACGGCGCCGACGGCCGCTACGTGGCTGGCTTCGGCTTCCATCAGCTGGCTTACGGCTCCAAGGCGACGCTCGACGCGACGGCCTTCAACGCCGGTCGCCTGGGGATGGAAACGCAGCGCCGGCCCGATGGCTCGGTGCTTGGTGTGACCGTCACGCACCTGGTCTGCGGCCCCAGCCGCCGTGTCGAGGCCGAAGCCCTGCTGATGAAGGAATACCTGGCCGCCGGCGAAAGCAACACCAACTACAAGGCGGTGAATCTCATCGTCGATCCGCGCCTCGGCTAATCGCCTTCGAACGCTGAACCCGAGCCCCTTCGTCGAGAGGGGGCTTTTTTGAGCGTTTGACCTAACCACCAGGAGATTGCCATGCCCCCGAAATCCAAAGCCGAAGAATCAAAACAGGATCAAGAAATCAAGCCGTCCCATCTGGTAATCAAGTCGCTGCGCCCCGGGTTTCGTCGTGCCGGTCGCGCCTGGCCGGCCGAAGAGGTGACTGTTGCGGTTAAAGAATTCACCGCCGAGCAGATCGAGGCGCTGCTGGCCGAGCCCTTGCTGGTCGTCATTCCGCTGGTCAGCGAAGAAAAAGAGGTCGAGTAACCCATGGCCTACGCCACCCTCGCCGAGCTGCTTTCCCGTTTTGGCGACGTCGCCCAGGTGGCCGATGTCGATGGCACGGGCGAGATCGACGCCGAGAAGGTGGCGCGGGCGCTGGGCGATGCCGACGCCGAGATCGACGCCGCGCTGGTCGGGCGCTACGCCCTGCCGATGGTGCCGGTGCCCGAGCTGCTGACGCGCATCGCCTGCGATCTGGCGCGCGAATCGCTTTATGACGAGTCGCCGACCAAGGTGGTGACGGATCGTGCCGAGAAGGCGCGGGCGCTGCTGGTGGCCATTGCCGCCGGCCGCATGCGCTTCGAGGCTGCCGCCGCGCCGACCGAAACCAGCGCGCAAGGGCTGGTCGAGATCGTCACCGGGCGCCGCACCTCGCCCTTTACCGGAAGCTGACATGGCCCTGCTCGACGCCGGCCCGTTGATCGAAGCCCGCCTCAAGGCCAAGTGCCCGACGGCGGGCGACAACGTCTTCTCGACCGCCGACCTGGCGGGCGTTAAAGAGAAGTCGCAGGTAACGCCGGCGCTGCATGTGGTGCTGCACAGTTATCAGCCGCTGTCCGACGACGACGGCAGCAGCTCGCGCTGGCGCGAGATCTGGCTGGTCGTGGTCGTCGTCAAGAATGCCCGCCAGAACGTCGGCGCGCAGGCGGTGCGCAACGAGGCGCCACCCTTGCTGGCCGAGGTCGTCGCCGCGCTGGACGGCTGGCGCTGCCCCGGCTGCATTGGCCTGGTGCGCGCCATCGATCCGCCGGCGCCATTGATTACCGACGGCTTCGGCTATTTTCCGCTGGCGTTTGCGACGCAGGTCGTGAGCGACGGCGCAGAGGACGAATGATGGCCGCTCTGGGCGCTCGTTTCGATTTGCGCGATCACAACGCGATGGTCAAGGGCCTGCCCTGGCACCTGGGCTACACCCACAAGGCCGGGCCGCAGAAGACGCCAGTCGACCTCACCGGCTGCAGCGCGCGCCTGGTCATCGATAACCCGCTGGACGCCGACCAGGCACCGGTCGAGTTCTCGACGGCCTCCGGGCATATTGTGCTGGGGGGCATTGCCGGCACGGTCGATATCGACCTGGACGAGACGGACACCCAGCTGGCCGGCACCCGCGCCCGCTACCGGCTCTATTTCACCAATTCGCTGGGCAAGGAATCGCTGCTGCTGCGCGGCAGCCTGGCGCTGGTCGAGGAAAACGAATGAGCGCAGAAGTCATCGAGCTGCGCGCGGCGGAATACCTGGTCATCGAGGCGCCGGGCGAGCCGACCGTCATCGAGCTGCCGGTCCATACCTTCGAGCTGGTCGAGGTGGCCGAGCAGGGCCTGCCCGGGCCGCAGGGGCTGCAGGGCCTCCAGGGCGAGCCCGGCCCTCCCGGCCTTTCGGGCGCCAGTTACCCGCATATTCAGGCGGTACCTGCCGCCGACTGGATCATCAATCACGGCCTGGGGCGTTACCCCTCGGTGACGGTGGTCGATTCCGCTGGCAGCACCGTGGTTGGCAATGTCGAGTACATCTCGGCGAACCAGGTCATCGTCCATTTCAACGGCGCCTTTGGCGGTGCTGCCTACCTGAACTGAGGAGAAAACCATGAAGCACCTCGTCAATCTCGACCTGAACAAGAACGAGCTGCAGAACGCCCGGGTTCAGAACCTGGCATCCGCGCCCGGCTCGCCGGTTGCCGGCCAGATCTACCACGATACGGTCAACTTGACGCCGTACTTCTGGAACGGCAGCGCCTGGATCCCGGTGGATGCGACCAAGCGCACCGGGATCCCGCTCGCCAACCTGGCCGCCGACCCGCTGGCACGCACCAACCATACCGGCACGCAGCTGGCGGCGACGATCAGCGACTTCAACACCGCCGTCCGCACCAACCGGCTCGACCAGATGGCCGCACCGACCGCCGACTTCTCGGCCGGCGGCTTCAAGATCACCAACGTGGCGACGCCGGTTTCGGGCACCGATGCCGCGAACAAGCAGTTCGTCGAAGACAAGGTCGCCGGCATGTCCTGGAAGGACGAGGTACGCGTGGCCACCACCGCCGCCGGCACGCTGGCCTCCAGTTTTGCCAACGGCTCGACGGTCGATGGCGTCACGCTGGCGACCAATGACCGCATCCTGATCAAGGATCAATCGACCGCCACGGAAAACGGGATCTACACCGTCAATGCCTCCGGCGCGCCGACCCGGGCGACGGATGCCGACAGCGCCAACGAGATCAACGGCGCCGCCGTCTTCGTCGGCAACGGCACGACCAACGGGGGCACGCGCTGGGTGTGCAACACCACCGGCACGATCACCCTGGGCAGCACGGCGCTCAGCTTCGCCCAGTTCGGTGGCGGCTCGGCCTACACCGCCGGCAACGGCCTCACGCTGTCGGGCAACGACTTCAACGTCGGCGCCGGTACCGGTATCTCGGTCGCCGCAGATGCGGTGGCGATCGATACCGCCGTCGTCGTGCGCAAGTACGCCGCCAACTTCGGTGACGGCTCGGCGACCAGCTACGTGATCACGCACAACCTGAATACCAAGGACGTGACGGTGTCGTTCCGCCAGAATGCCGACGACGTGGCGGTGCAGGTCGACTGGACGGCGACCTCGGCCAATACGATCACCGTCAGCTGTGCCGTTGCGCCGGCTGCAAGTGCCTTGCGCGTCACGGTTCACGCCTGATCCATGCGCTCGCTCGGCTTCGACCAGGTCACGGCCGTCGCCGTGCTGCCGACGCCGACGACGGCTTTGGCCGGCGTCGTCGTGCGGCTGACGACCGACGGGCACCCGTACTGGTGCAACGGTACGGCGTGGGTCGATCTCGGCCAGGCCATCACCGTCTCCAGCACCGCGCCGGCCAGCCCGGCGCTTAACGATTTGTGGCTGCAGATCTGATGTTGTCCTTCGGCGCCCTCTACGCCTTCGCGCTGCAGCTGTGGCTGGCCGGCGTGCTGACCATCGGCCTGGTGCTCGCCACGCTGTGGCTGGTGGCGGTCGTGGTCGAGGGTGCGCGCCCGATGCGCAACTGCCTGATCGTCGCCGTCGCGCTGTGGGTCGAGGGCGGCTGCCGCCAATACCTATGGACACGGCGCAGCCGTAGCTGCCGGGGCCTCATTCCCCACTTCGGTACCGCCCAGCAGCGGCCCGGGCGCTGCGTTCGCATCGTCGAATACATCCCGCCCCGCCGCGCCGCCCTCGATGGCGGCCTGCTCTTCCAGGGCGAATACCGCGTCTGGCACCTGCGGGTGACCGACGTTCGCCGCTTTACCGACCGGGCCGCAGCGCTGGCCCATAACCCGAGGAATTGAATATGCTGACTCCCGCCCAATGCACCACCCTCAAGGCGCTGGCCATGGCCGACCAGACCGCCGCCGCGCTGATCGCCGCCGGCAACGACATGGCCCTGGCCGACTGGTTCAACGCACCGACCACCACCTGGATTTGGCGCACCAGCGTGCCGGCCGATGAGGTCTTCGACGCGATCACCTGGGCCAACCTGACGCCGGTTGATGCACCGGACGGCTCGGCGGCCTACACCAACCGAGCGCTGCTCTGCCAGGCCAAGCAGATCAACCTGCAGATCATGCTGCAAGGCCGCGAGCGCATCGCCGGTGCCAAGGCGACGATCCGCGCCGGGCTGTCCGATGCGCTGCTGAATGTGCCGTCCGGCGTTGCGGGCGCCACGCAAAGTGCCGGCTGGGCAGCCGTCAAGGCGGTCATCTCCCGCTTTGGCACCCGCGCCGAGATGGCGCTGGCCACCGGCGCCGGCACGCAGGCCGCGCCCTCAACTCCGGCATTCGACGGCCAGCTCGGCTACATGGAAATGCCGGCGATCAAGGCAGCCTGACCATGGCCGGCGAAGCGATCGTCAAGTGGGGCACGCAGAAGACGCTGGAGGCCAGCGGGGCATCGATCGGCACCAATGCCGTGGAGCAGGCCAACGACGCGACCTACAGCCTTTCGGCGGACGGCGCGAACTACCCGGACGCCGAATTCGTTCTGGCGGCCGCGTTTTCCGTAGCGCCGACCGAGGGCGGCGTGCTGGCGCTCTATGCCCGGCCGCTCAACATCGACGGCACAGCCGATGCCGAAGTGCCGGAGTCCGCGCTGCCCGTCTGGTTCGTTGGCCAGTTCCAGGTCAATAACGTCACGACGACGCAATACATGACGCTGCTCGGGCAAGACCTGCCGGCCGAGGCGGAGTATTACATCCATAACGTCAGCGCCGCACAGACGGTCAGCGCCGGCTGGTCGCTCAAGGTCAAGCCGCGCACCCTCGGGCCGGCGTAAGCCATGCAACTGGCACGGGCGCGCACCCAACAGCCGCAGTGGGCGGCCCGCATCGACGAACGGCACCCGCTGGCGAGCGCCATCATTGATGCGTTTTTGCCGCGACAGTTGCTCGTCTGTTCGGCGCGCGGAAGAAAGCCGACCGTCGTACCTTCTGGCGGTATTGGATTGCAGGCGGGTAAATTCGGGATCGGCGCCTACGGTATTTCGGGCAGCGTCCGATACGATGTAGGTTCGTTCGCGCAGTCCGGCGCTTTTGCCTTCATGACCGTCGCGCTATTCCGGCGCTACTCGGCTACCTGCTCTGTCGTTCGGCGTAACTCCGTGCTTATCCCCTGTCAAGTCGCGAACAATACCGTTCGCTCGGTCGGCTGGACCCCGGTATCGACCAATCTCAATTATTACTCGTCACCATCTGGCGAGAAGGCGAACGTACTCATCACGAACCGGGAATCGCAGTCGACCGAACGGCTACACGTTGATGGCAATCTCGTCGGGTCGTACACCGGACTCTCCGGTTATGGCGTGTCGTCGAACCCGCTATGCTTTCTCGGTACGGAGGGAGACACGGAGCTTTTCACATCGGCAGACGGGCTTTTCTTTCTTGGTGTGTCATTCAATCGGGCACTGACCATTGCCGAAATTCGCAGCCTGTCAGCTAACCCATGGCAGATTTTCGCACCACGCCACCTAACCCTGGGGGCCGTCGCCGCCGTCCAGATCGCCCGCCCGATCTCTGACCTGTCGAATACCGGCTGGGTGCCGTCTTCCGGTGCTGATCTTTACCCGATGGTCGGCGAGACGGTGCGCGACGATGGCACCTACATCGCCGCCACGGCCGTCGGCGCGATCTGCGAACTCGACCTGGCTGATCTCGCGGATCCCGCCGTCTCGACCGGCCACCTGCCCACGCTGGTGCTGTCGGCGCCTGGCGGTGGCGGCATCACCGTGCGCCTGCGCCAGGGCACGACGAACATCGCGACCTGGACCTATCACCCCGGCGCCACGCCCACCGAATACACGCCCGCGCTGTCCGGCGCCGAGGCCGACTCGATCACCGACTACACCGCGCTTCGCCTGCAGTTCGAAGCCATCGCATAAGGAGCCATCATGACTATTTCCACTGGCGATCAACTCAAGGACGCGCTCGGCAACAATGCCTCGCGCCTGGTCATCGACAAGGCTTCGCTATCCAATACGGCGGCCGGTCAGTATCACAGCCTCTGGCGCGCAA